AAGTTTAGAAATTCCCGCACTTTCGCTAGGTACCGAGCGTATTGACCAACCATTAGACATATTGACTTTTTCATGAACCCCTCTCGGATCCATATCAATATTCTTAGATTTAGAAATACTTCCCTTAATTGCATCGGCTTTGCCTTGCTCATAAAAGTGTTGCGCTACTGCGTCTGCATTCATAGCTGTAAACAGCGATTTATGATAACCCTTAGCATCTGACATCTCATTCTTTTCGTTCAAGAACTTCTTGACAAAGTTGTTGATGTCGCTTTGGGTATTCTTAATCTCGGCTGGATTTTTCACGTTAAACCTATACTTTTTATCTCCTACATTGAAATCAAACCCTTTGAAATCTTCAGAAAATACTTTATCGGTTTTACTTAGAAACGTCTTAGCCTCTTGTTCAGCTATAGTGGTAGCTTCTTTACTTTCGTTTTTGTAGCGATTGAAAAAGTCAACCGCCTCTTTTTGGGCTGGTGTTAATTTAGAACCAGCTTTTACTTCTTGATAGTACTTAGCTTTCAAGTCGCCTAAATGGTTTTTAGCTTGATTTAACTCTTGCTTCCATTTAAGCTTTTTTCTTTTAATATCTCTTTCTTCGTCTAGATCTTCGTCGTAATCAAACTTGTCCTCTAGTAAGAAATCTATTTCTTCTCTATCTAAATGAGAATGTGTATCTTCATAATACTCTCTCATCAATTGCTTCTCGTCAAGCGAGTCGTAATCTACATTTAGTTTATTGTAGTCTGCTAAAGACCCTCCTGTTTCTTCCATAAAAGCGGCTAGCTTTTCAAGGGCTTCAGGCATTTCTCTACCGGTTGGCTGAGGTGCTTCTGTAACTTGTTCTTCGACTACCTCATTAACCATTTCTTGCTCTCCGATCTCTTCAAGCACTTCCTGCAAAACAGGTGTAGCTTCTTCCGGAACGGTGTACTCTTCTGTTGGTTGCTCGACAGCTTCTTGCTGTTCAACCTCTGATTGAGCTTCTTGGGCTTTGTTCAGTTCTCCTAAGTTGATCTTAATAGTTCCGTCCTCTGCTTGAGCGACGCCACTACTAGTTTCGTTTTGTTCAACTTGCTCTTCAGCAATGTTTTCTTGTTGATTTTCTTCCATGATAAAATATTATAAAATTACTACTATTAATATTACCTAGGCTCGAAGGAACCTAAGTCAAATCCACCGCCTACTATGTCATTTCCTGAGGACTCAAAGCTTTTTGGGGCTGAATTATTCTGTCTTTGATCTATAAGCTCACTCTGCTGTGTAGCTTGTAGTTTTGTTCTGTCGTCTTTTCTATCTTCTTTTTGAGAATCTTTTGCCTTAGCACCTTCAACTTCGATATTCTTAATCTGCATGTTATACTGAAACTCAACCTCCATAAGGTCTTTCTTAGCTTGAACTTCTGCTTGAAGTTTCTGCATTTCAAATTGGTTTTCCATTTGCATAAGCTGAGCTTTCTGTTGCGTAAGCGCTTGGTTTTTTTGTACCTCCGCTTGAGCAGACACTTGTTGAGCCTGTGCATTCGCATTTGCTTGAGCAGCTATATTTTGTTGTTGCATAGCTTGGTCTCTTTCCTGCTTCTTCTTTCTTCTAATCTTCAACACTTGATTAGCTAGTTTCAGATTCTTAACCTCTCTAATATCAATAGCGTCCTCAAGGTCAATAAGACCCGCTGATAATGCGGTCTGTATGTTGTTTTCTAGCATAGATCTTTCAGTCTCATCTGGCGATAGCTCTATGAATATACCGAAGTCATGCAAATGTAGTTCTTCCATTTCGGATAGAGTAGCCACGTTGTGACCACCTATCTTCTGAATAAAAGCGTCTTTAGAAGGAGAGAACTCTAATACGTCTGATATTCTCAAAGACAAACACTCTGCTAGTCTTCTAGTAAGGAATAATCCTCCGTCTAATATATGTCTAGTTGCTGTATTGGAATTTGCCGCTGCAAGTTTCTGCACTCCAACTAATGCACGTGAGTCAGGCGTGGAACCGTCTCTAGCCTCGTTAAGACCTGTCACGTCTCTTATCATTTGCAGATAATAGTTGTAAGTCTGTATAAGTGAAGCTAACTTTCCGCCTCCAGCTCCAGTAGATATTTCTTGAATAGGTATCTTACCTGGATTCATATCTCCGTCTTGCGTAAATGATCTACCTAATACAGAACCTGTTTGGAAGAACATATTAAGAGCTTCCTGTGGATTGTAGCTTGTACCGTTACCTAAATCGATTTCAGCCAAACCGTCCGCGTCTAAATACACTCCATCTGGAACCATTCTAGATAGTACTTGCTGTAGCTTTAAATGCGTAAGCTGTATCATATCTGCAAAACCAGTAATTCGGCTTACTAAAGATTCTATCTTACCCTGATACATTCTAGGAGCTACAATGTTGTAGTTTAGTAGCACTTTAGAATTGTCACTTTTAGGGCGCATCATATTCTTAGCCATCTCCCATTTGAGCAACTTATTCGTTCCTACTACCATCACTCCTTCGTAGAGCACCTCCAGAGACCTCGAGAGCTTGCCGAATTCTTTTTCTAATGATTCAACAGGCGGATCAAATTGGTCGTCTCTAACGATGACTTTAGAAGCCCCTGTAGCAGTTTCTTTAACTTTGTAGACTTCGTTCATATAAGTCTTATAATTAAAGTACAATAATTGGACTGTGTTTGAATCGCTTTGATCGTAGTTGGAAATAGTTCTATTAGAGAACCCGTTATTTTGAAAAGATTGCTGAGCTATGCTTTCTAGCTCGTCGTCTGTTAAGTCTGGGAATTGTTTTTTTATCTCGTTAATAGGTACGAGTTTAACTTCTCCTACGTAGTATATATCATCGAAGTAAGGAGACTCTGTGTAAGAGTATATTAAATTAGCTGGATCAACGTAATCAACTACAATACCTTCAGACTTTGAAAATCTACTTACTGTAGCTCCTATACCTAGTGTTACTAGATCGTAATTTACTCTTCTCTTTAGCAAGTCGTAATTATTGCTTTCAAGAATTGTGGTTATAGCTTGTTCTTCTGCTATTTCCACACCTTGCTTATATGAAAGTTGCATATGCACTTCTAACTCTTCTTTAGAGTCAGGTAGTTGCTCGGGTGGGTTTTCAAATAAATTTACCCCAAAGTTTTCCGCTGCAAACTCATTTAGTTCTTGCGTCTGTATATCTCTTATAATAGATTCCATATACTCTGTCCTTTTACTGACACCGTATGGATCTTGAGAGTATACTTTAATGTCAAAAGTTCTATCAGATATTCCATTAACAACAATGTCAACAAATTTAGGAATAATCGGAACTGGCTTCCAATCTATGTTTAAGTAAGACAAGTCTCCGTTAATAGACAATTCGTCTTTGTACTTCTGAACGCCTTGTTCTCCTCTAGCATAAAGCCTTAGATTGTGGAATGTATTTTGATTGCTTCTAAATCTAGTATTTCCTGAATTAGTGTTAAACCATTCGTCTTGAATAGCTTTACCAACTCTTAGGCCGTATTCGTCAGAGATCTTCTCTTGATCGCTAGCTACTTGACTCGGGAAAAAACTTTTTGTAATTGAATTAGCCATGCTTTATTTTATTATTTCTGAAATTCCTCCATTATTGTTATACTTAGTAAAGCTAATATTAAGCTTTTGTTTTTGTCTCTCCGCACTTGGTCTATATAGGTTTTTGTTACAGGCCATTATTGCAAGACCGGAACTTATAGAGGCATCAAACTTTGTTCTTTTGGTTATATCAAACTTACTCCAGTCATTCAACGTATCATTAAAATACATATCGCCATAACCTTCTTCTCCTTTATATCCTACATATTGTTGTATGTAAGTTTCTATAGCAGCTGCGTGAGCTTGCTTTATATCTTCACTAGAGTTAGGTATACCACCTATTTCTTTTTCTGTAACTGACAATTTGTTCCAGAGCTTATCTGGTCTTGTCATTGAGTAGCCTCTGTATCCTCTTCTTTTAAAATGATACAGTAGCCTAGGCTTGTTGTTTTCACAAAGTATAGGCATTCCGTAAAATACGCAAGCCATTAATACATCTTCAAAAAACATCTCAGCTGTCTGAGGTCTTGCTACGTATTCTAGAAAAAACGAATTAGGAGGAGCATCTTCCATACTAAACTTGGTTAGCCCGTGCAATGCGCCTTTAGATCCTTTCCCGTCTGTCGTTCCGGATATATCGTAACTATCGCAGCCGAAAGCTCCCATATGTTCGTTACCTGGGTATCTTACTCCATTCTTTTTAATCTGTCTATTCTGTATGGTTGAACCGGGTACCCAAGATACTTTAAACCTACCGTTAGGGTTTGGCATAAACATAACTTTTGTGTCTTTAACACCGTTTTCCCATTGAAAACTACCTGTTGTAACTATATTAGTATTACGTAGATCTTCGTTATAATCAATTTGTTCGTATATTTTTACTAAATTAAATATACTATCTTTAGTTTGATCTCTAAACGCATGCTTCTCTGTGCGAGGAAATTGTCTATAGAATTCGTTTAAACCGTCTTGGTCACTCTTTAGTCCATCAACCTCGTTTTCCCAGTGTTCTATGACGCCTGTATCTATTGGTTCGCCGTCAACTCCTTTAACCGATTCTTTTGGCGTATCGAATACAGGTAAGCCATAAGCGTCAATGAATCCTTCGTAGTTCCATTCCATAGGTATGAACAAAGAATATAATCCTGAGCCAGTTTGTCCGTTACGGTTTCTTTTCTTAACATCAGAGTTATCGTATAATTTCTTAAAATTTGCTCCACCTTTTTCTAAAGCGTTTGACGTTGATCCCATCATACACTTACCAATGACTTTACTACCTAGTCTTAAACAGGTTTTAGTAACTCGCCAGTTATTTAAAATATTATCTGGCTTCTCCCACTTTCCACTTTCATCGTGTACTAGCAGCTTTAACTTCTCACCATCATAACTGTTGTCTCCTGTGTTCTTCCAGTCAATCGTGGTGTCTAGTCCTACAAGTTCTTCCAGTTGTTCATTAGAGTCTAACTTTTTTCTTGTTAGTTTACTCGCTGGTATTCTATATGCTAATTCTGTTTTTGGTCTATCCATACCATCTTGTATGGGTTTAAAGAAAAACGGGTAGTTAATAGATATAGGTACAACTTTGTCTGTAAACATTTTTTTAGCGTCTGCTCCTGACTTTGATAGTATACCGAAACGAGCATCACTAGACATTGTTGCTTGGTGCGTTGTTTCTGACGATGACATAAATGAAAACCCAGAACGTCTATTCTTTAAGTAGCACATTCCGTAGCTTCTCTTGTCTGCTTTACATGCTTCCCAAAATATAAAAAACAATCTATTTGATTCTCTAAAATCTGGATGACCTACATCAATCTTCGTCCACTGCAAGTACATGTAATGAGTACCTGTTACATAAGTAGGTTTACCGTTGTTGTAAAACCAAAATCCTTTTTCTCTATAGTTAAACTCTTGATCAATATAATCGTACCAATCTTCTTTAAAATCTGATGGATACTTTTCCCAATCAAATACGCTTTTTATCTTGCTTAATTCTTTTGGATATTCCGCAGCCTCCCAGAATTGCTCATCTTTTTTATCTGAGCGTTTATGTATGTTCTTTGTTGCCTTAGGTAAAGCGATCTTAAGATTCTGGATATCATAAATTTCTCCAATCTCTCCAGTCTTACTAATAACCACGATATCATGCTCAGCATTGTAACCATACTCCCACTTTTTGTAACGATTCATTCTTTTCAGCACTTTAGGCTTAATGTAATCGTTCTCTATTTTATATAATGTTTGCTTATACATAACTATTTAGACCTCCCCTCTGCAAAACCTTTAAACGTTTTTTCTTCTTTTTTTGCGTCTTTAGGTTTTTCGTTAAGTCTCTCTTCCTCTTCTTCTATTCTAGAAAGTATCTCGAAGGCGTCAAATATAGCTAGCTTCTTTGTTGCCGCGGCGTTCTTTAACTTGTCAGCAGATAAATCATCTTCAGAATCAACAATAGCTTCTTTTGCTACTTTTATTAATTCCTCAACTGCTCTCTGCCCAGCTTGGATTATATTCCTCTTCGTTTCCTTTGTATTCATATTTAATTGTGATTGAATTGGTGGGTACTCTGTATAAACGTTCGCCCTCTATAATAAATTCGTATTCGCTTGAAGGTTTGAAGCCGACTAAGTCATTTCTTTTTAAAGAAACCAACTCAGGGTCTTTATGCTTCATTACCCCTACTAAAGGTTTTTCTTTAGCGTTGGATAAAAATGAATCGTCTTTTATAGGCTTAACAAAATTAAAGCCAGATAAAGGTGTCCATTCTTTTTCTCTTTTATAAGCAAAAATTTGATCCGGTTGTACAAAATATAAATCTTCTTCGTAGTAACTAGAACTATTCTTTTCTTTTCCGCGTATATCTCTAAACCTTCTAAAGACATTGTGATGTACTATTACTTCGTCGCCTATTGATAAGCCCATAGTGTCATAAGCAGGTAAGCCTTCTATTACACCAACTCTACTTACAAAGTTATGGTTTTGCATTTCTGTATTCAGTATAAGCGTTTTACCGTCTATCTCTTTCGAACTATCGTATCTACCATCCCTAGGTGATACAATAAAATTAAACACGCCTTTCATTAGTACTCTATATTATACTCAATAGCAATACCCATGTTTTTGTTAAAATCTTTCCATGGTATTAAATCACCTTTCTTTTCTATAAATATAGAATACTTGTCTTCTTCTTCTACAATATGCTTTATCGTATGACCTCCGTAAACCTCTTGGCCTACAGAGTAGTGCATTGCGTCGACCTTGTAGTCTTTACCAATGCTTATCTTTCTTATTAAATTACTCATTTTACTTATTTAATTAAATTGTTTGTAGATAAATAAATTATCTAACCAGTACGATACTGTTTTGGTTTATGTTTGTAGATGCATGCACAGTTGCAGCCACTACCGGTAAAAACCCTGTGGTAACATTCTTAAACACTACTTGTGTAGTGCTACCTGGCATTATAACCGTAATAGAAGCATCTGCTGCTGTATCTGTTTTTTCTCCTATGTAAATAGCTGATGGCGATTCAGGAGTATAAGGCAACGATGTTACAGCTTCTGCTTTTGTTGCGAAATCTGGTTGATTTTGGAATTGTCCCATTTTTGTTTAGTTATTTGTTATTTTTAATTCTTGATATTTTAATCCTAAAAAGCCGTGTA